TTCTTAAAGTACTCACCTCTTCTAACTGCAAGAACATCTATCTGCTCATCATTTAAAAATACTCCTGCTTCCTCTAGTGAATCCAATAAAGCTTTACACCTATTATCTAGATCGTATTTCCTTCTAGTGGGAGCATGAAGAGAAATAACTACAATCAATCTACCCTCCAAGGTTTCAACCTTGTTAGGTAGTCCATCAATTATTTCTTTAATGATCTTTTTATATTCCCTTCCCTCCTTAGATATTAAAACCCTACAGCTCTTTCCCATTTTGATATATCGGTAGTAGCTATTGAGAGAGGGAGGGAATGGTAACTCTAAAGGTTCAATCATGTAATCCATTATTTTATTATAGCCCAAAAAAGAAAACCCCTCCCTTGTAATAGGGAGGGGCAGTAGGTGAAAGGACTAAACCCACTAATTAAGATAGAGAATTACTACTACTCATATCTTTGATCGTCCTCTTCTATGTCTGTCTGAGGTTTGAGCTAACATCTGTTCAGATAGCGGTTTTAGAATTGCAAGCACTATAACTAGAGCTGAGGTAAAAATATCTTCTACTTCTTTTTCAGTACCCTCCAAGATTAAACCTTCCAAGTGATCCTGGATCCCTGCCGAAGCATCCAGTAAAACCTTATCTGAAAACCTACTAGAAGTGTCGATACAATCAACCACCAGTAATCTAATTCTGTCTGCTTCTTTCATCCGCTAATTATCCGCTAATCCCATACGGTAAAGTATAGCCCATTACAGCAAGCTCTACCTACCTTCTCCATAAATCTCTAGGTACATCAACGATCTAAAAGTATTCTTCCAAGTTTTAACATCTCCATTTTCAGGAATGGTTATGAGATGTCCATACTCATCTCTCACTACTGCAAATGCTTTCCTAAGATCTGTAACATCAGTACTGACAAGGCGTTCCAGTGCTTCTTTCCTAGATTTATCATTATCATCACATTCTTTTTTTCTCTGGAGATCTGAGGTATCTATCCTCTCAGGTATATTCCTCTTTTTAATTTCCTCACATTTTCTAATATACCATGCAAGTTTAGGAGTTTTAGAGGAGTAGTTCCTAGCTACCCAGAATGCAACTGCTTCTACCATTTTATAAGGGTAGATCTTTAACCCCATACAGAAATCTTCTGCTTCAGTTTGCTTAGGATTCCATTCAGGATAGCGATCCTTCAAGCGTTGCCATGTTTCAGCCCATTCATCTTTTTGCATTATTATCCCTCCATTTAGCTAAAGCAATTATCCCAGATTCAGTAATCCTCCATACTCTAGCTTTTCTTCCTGATCTAGTTTTTAGATATTCTCCTGATTCTTCTATGAGTTCATCCTTCACTAACTCTCCTCTCCTAGCTGATAGGGTTTGGTGCTTCAGTCCTAATAGGTGCTCTAACCCATCATCAGTAGAGGGATTATCTCTAATAGCATTAAGTACCCTAGCTTTCATATCTGAGATCAATGGAAGTATTGAGAGGAATGCTTCTCTTGAAGTGTCTATTTTATGATCAAATAAAGATTCCATCATTTCTTAATCCCCTAACTCTCTTAACTCTGCTTCCAAAAGTTTTATTTCAGTTGCTCCATATTCAAGGTATGTAGATTGCACTTCTAACGATTGTCGTAATGTTTTGATATTTTCAATAATAACCTTATGCCTATTCCATAGCTCTTGAATATCTTTTTTCAGTTGTTCTTTAGTTCTTTGTTTATTCATATTTCTATCCATTTCCTTTTTTTTACAGTTCTTGCATTGAAGCTTTTTAACTATTGCTTCTGTTTCTCTATTCTCATCTATTCTCTCTATTCTCTCTGTTCTCTCTATAACACTCTCTGCAACTAGCAGAGGTTTTCCACAGTAGTTACAAGCATGAATATCTCTATGAAACTTGCTCTGCCTCATCTCCCTCCTTCCACATCCCGTCAAAATTTGATTCTTCTATTTCAGGATCTCCCCTCTTCCAACATTCAGGAGATTCCTCCCATACTCTATCCTCTACCAAAGTAGCAACATTTCTAAAGTATCTGGATTTACCTTGAGGAGATTTGAAGTAATCTTTTATACCTTTAATAACTACTTTAGAATCCACTTCACCATCTATCACCTCCTCAAGATACGCTACAACAAATCTCTTATGGCTAGTCCTATATTTTTCAGGTACAAGCTCAAATACTCTCTTAGCTTCTTTAAGCTTTATTTGTCTATGAGAGTTTTTTAAAGTACTCGCTGTTGGTATTTGTAATTGTTTTTGTTTTGTATCTGTTTTGTTTTGTACTGTAGTGGTATCTTCCTCTGAGCAAGGTGTTACCCTGCTCTGAGCAAGCTCCGATTCCTCAAGCTCAATCCACCCTATCTCCCTTAGAATAGGGATAGCAACCTCAAAAATCTTCTTATCTACATCAGTCATAGCTTCTAGATCATCATATGTAAGAGGATTCCCATTACCATCAGCAAGCTCTCCCCTCACCTCACATCGAGCAGAAACCTGAACCATAACAATCCAAGCAGTAAATATATCTGAGGAGTTTTTCAACCTCATCAGCTTCCTGTACCCTCTAGAATCGTGGCGAGTAGGAATAGCAACCCAAGATAATCTCCCGGATCTTCTTCTGGATTGAGCTATTTCAAAATCCTCCTCCCAGTTAGCTATCCTTATTGGTTGCATCCATGCCACCTCCATCTAAAAATGATTCAATATCAGAAGATTTCCATTTATGCAAATTCCCAAGCTTTATAGATTTAGGTAGCTTGGAATCTTTAATCCAGTTATAGATAGTGGTTTCAGTAACACCAAGTCTAAGAGAGAGTTCCCTTACCCCAAGAAGCTCTCCACCTGCTTTATTAGGAATATCAGAAGGGAATATCATCTTGAGCAACCTCCTCTACTGGAGCAGATTTAGGAGCAGATTTAGAACCATCATCTTTACTTCCAAGAAGCTGAAGAGAGGTAACAGTTATGGTAAAGCTTTTCCTGTTATTCCCATCCTTATCTACATAGGTCTGGATTTTAGGAGTTCCAGTTATAGCTAATTGCTTACCCTTCTCCCCATACTCAGCGACAATATCCCCAGTTTTATTCCAAGCTTCACAATCAAACCATGAAGCAGGATCATCTTTTTTCCAACTAGTGTTACAAGCAAGAGAGAATTTAGCAACCCTATGATCTCCAGCCTCTTTTACTTCTGCACTCCTACCCATTCTTCCAACTATTATTATTGTTGCTGTATCCATTACTTAGCACTCCCATTTACATTGTTTATCTTTGAAACCAAATCCATTAACTGAGAATCATTAAGATCCTCTACAACTTTTTTACCATGAGCTTTAACATAATCAATCACCCTACTCTTATCAGGGAAACCAGTAATTACTTCTATAAGAGCTATCCTATCCTCTTCATCAACAACTTCCATCACTTCACCCTCTTCAGTCATATCTTCTTGATTGTAAAGATAAGAACCTAAACCAAAGTATGCCATACATTTTACTAAAGCTCTTTTCAAACAGTTATTCACCTGAGCAGGATCAGGATTCTGGATAACCTTGTTACTGTAATTAGTAACCATGTAATCCTCACTATGCTCAAACCCACCAATAGCAACCGTTACTCTTACCATACCTCTCCCCTGAGGATCATAAAAGCAAGGGTAATCATCCTTATTCAAATGATTCTTAAAGCTTGCATCTGGATAATGAAACATCAACATATGCCAAGCATCTCCCCAAGGCAAGTAATCAAACTTCCCCTTTTTTACTAGGTACTTATTTACATTCACTTTAGATAATGTTTCCCATATCTCTTTTTTAGTTGGAGGTTTAGAAGCACTTGTTTTCTTAACCGTTTTCTTTTTATCACTCATATCAATCCCTTCTTGCCCATACAGGCAGATCTAAATCTTTCACATCAGAACCATAAGCTAGTACTTTATTACCTACTGATTTTTGCAACTTGTACTGCTTCCATTTTTTCATACCGTCCATACATAGCTTCCAACCCTGATCTAAAGCATCTGCTGAGAACCTGTAAACAGCTACCTGATAGGGAGCAACATTTTCTACAGCGATAATATAAGCATCAACTTTATCTAGATCCATGTTCATAGCGTTGGTGTACCATGCTAATTGCATATGATATAACCAGTTAGCAGAGGATTTCATGAATGCATCTGGAGAAGCATCTTGAGTAGTTTTCAAATCTACTATTACATTTTCCCCACATAAATCAATCATAGCTTTACAATCCATCCCATCATATTCAAACAGGGTTTGAAACTCTGTAGCAGTACAATCTTCAAGCAAATCAAAAGCTTCAGGATGGAGCAAGATATTCTCTTTCATCTGTTTAATAGCTAAATCTTGATCTGGAGTAATGATTGTCTTACCTACAGAAGTTTCAGCAAACTCAGCATACTCAGCTTTTCCTATTTTAGTTCTTCTATCTACAGCAGGAGAAACTGCAATAAGTTCCTCCCAGTTTTCTACCTCTAGTACCGATGCATGAAAAGCAGTACCCATCCTCATAGCAGGAGTACCTTCAGAGGGTTTCATACTTTCCTCTGCATGGAGAGGGGATTGTTTAATAACCCTCTTTAATAAGCTTGCAGATACAGCATCTATCTGATAATAATCTTTCATAACAATTCCTTTTTTCTATGAATTTCTAAATGTTCAAATATCTCCTCAAACAAAAGAGGAGGTACAACGGATCTTTCCCTATCGTTCTTCAATCCTTGAGTACCAGTTTTACTACCTCTTGGAGCTGAAACATGGCAAGGATCCCCATTCTTACAAACAGGTTTAGGATTCCACCATGTTGCATTAGTCCAAATATCAGTAGGTTTCATACGGTTATCTCCATACTGGCAATAGGTAATAGTGTGCCTAATAGGTTTCAAACCAAACCCATTTAAAATAGGATCAATCTTTTTTCTCATTAAGCCTCTGGGGTTTTCAATAAACCACCACTTTGGTCTATTCAAATAAATAAGCTCAATAGTTTTATGGAGGATTTGCATCCCTCTAATACAAGCTTCAGTTTTAGGTTCTTTTTCTGGTGTCCAGTGTGTACTGCATGATGCAATAGAAAAAGTAGTACAAGGAGGAGAAGCCCAAAGTATAAAAGGTTCAAGTGGGTAATCTATAGAAACATCAAGAATATCACAAGTTGTATGGGATCCTGGATCCAACTCATCCGCATCAGGAGATATATCATATGTATATATATCATAACCTTCTGTTAAAGCAACCTTACTAAATGATCCAGTACCAGAAAATAGCTCTACAGTTTTTCTAATATCATCCATTTAAATCTTCTCTCAATCCATCAAAGAAATCTTCAATCTCTCTCTTAGTTTTTTCATCTAGTTCTTGCTTCTTTTCAATTCTATCCTTCTTGAGTTCCTCATAGATCCAGAATGGAAACCAAAGAGGTACAAGAAGCACCATGCAGGAGCATAGTAGTATCTGTCCAACTACAGGTAATTTATCGAATATCGGATCATTGTTCATCGGCATAATATCCTCCATCTTTTTTTAGGGCAACTTGGAGCTTCATCATTTCTAACCCTGCCTTTACTGCTCCATGTTTGATTTCTACGATTGTTTGGTTGCGTGTATTCATGTATGAAATTAGATGCTTTCAAGCTAGATCCGTTTTCATCTTCAAGCGTATAAGTAATTACTGATTCATACCCATTTTTTTTACCCCACTTCCTACAAGCTGAATAAACTTGAGAACAAGCATTCTGGGTAAGCTCTTTGGGAAGGTCGTTATTAACAGCTACTCTAGTTATTTCTAGGGTTTTGCCATCATCTAAATATCTAGATACAGGTCTGCCCATCATGGAACAGGCGATAACATGAGATCCATTCCTTACAACCACCCTACACTTATCTCCCAGAGAAGCCCCTAGATGTCTATGGTGCTTGTTGATAAATTCTTTAACTTCTTTTTGAGGTGCATCCGTTTTTACGGTTGGTTCATAAAACCAAATATCCTCTTTATGAAAATCTCTATATACCCTCTTGACACCAAAAGCATCCTTGAGAGGTTGAATTGCAAATTCTGTCAATGCTTCAAAGTTATTATATTTTTGTTTAGTATTTTGGTACTCAAATAACCACTCTTGATAAGCCCCTTCGCAACATGAATCTACCATAAAATCCTTACTGTACTCCCCATTCCATGCTTCAAGCACTTCAAGATTGTATTTTTCTAAACAGTGTAAGCATTTATTTTCCATAACTGTCCTTGCTTCTCTTTTCATTTATGTATTTACGATAATAGCTATGCATATCTCTCATAGCTTGAGTACGATTAGTTGAGATCCAAGCTCTTCTAGCAAACCTCATTTGCATCCAGTAATAAATAAGCTTCATATCAGTTCTGCCTTATGAGTTCATTTTTTCTAGGATTTACTCTTGTCCAAACTGTTTTAAACCCTACATCATTTTTCTCATCAATCTCTTCTATATTGATACTTCCATCCCTATAAACTTTAATGATTTGACCATAGTAGGATTCTTTAACTAAACCCGCAAATCCTCTATCCATATGTAATATAAAATGAACCCTATCCCCTACCTCAAGATCCTTAAATTCACTATCCCAAGTTAATGTTTTTATTTGTAGTTTTTTCATATCTGTTTTCCTTTTTTTCTCTGGAGCGTTATTGCTCACAAGTAGACAATACTCCATAACATCGGATAACGCAACCCAATCTCTCTACATATACCTTAATTCTTCCATCTAATTTAACACCCCTATTTAAAAGCCATAAACAGCTACTTCCCTTTTAAGCAGGAAATACGCCTTGTAGCCAGCATTTATTTACGCCTATCCCTCAGCACCCTTTACCCCTATAAGCTCTTGAGGGAGAAGCATAGCCCCTCTATACCCATGGAAAAAGCTTCCCATGAGGAAGCTCTCTCTTTGATCTGTTGCTCTGTTTAATGCTTAGTAGCGTTTAATGTTCTCTGTATCTATCCTAACAATCCTAACTTTCCAACCCCTGCTCTCTAATATCCCTGCTCCTGCCTCAGCTATCTGGGGATCATCTGTTATCAAATGCCCCATCCATTTCCCGTCTGTAGTAGGTGTATCTCTTGAGGTTCTTTCCCAATCATTACACCACCTCTCTACCCCAATCTTTCCTATTGATCCAAATTTATTGGTATCAAATTTGAGTACTTCTCCATCTGGGAAATACTTTTTAAATCTTTCCATTGATTCAGAAAATTCTTTTAAATGATTCATAACAATTCCTTTTTTAATTGTGAGCAACAGATCTTTACTTGTCAAAGAGCAGTATGGAGAAACTTTTTTCTATCTCCATATAAGTATTTTACCATAATTCGTTTTTGCTTTCAAAATTTTGTTTTCGTTTTTTGTAATCACGACAAAATCAAACCGAAAACATTCCACCATTAAACAGCAACACATAAAAAAGAATTTTGAAAAATCTTTTTCATGTTGTTTCTTATTCTTTTTTACAACTTTTTTTAAATTTGTATTTGATTACAATTCAAAAATGCATTTACAAGCTAAAGAAAAAATATTTTTCATGATCTGCGATTTACGGGCAACATAGCGGTAAATGCAAACAAGGTTAGAACAGAGGGAGATGGTGAAGTTCCATAATAAAAAGTATCAGGAAACTCATTTACGCTATCAGCTTTCCCGATCCCGTCAATGCTACTCTTAACCTTGTCAATGCTCTCAAAGTAACTCAGCACCCCATCCAGTGCTTCCTTCCCCATTAGAGTACCTGCAACCGCTATTGCAATAGTTACAACCATGAGCTTCTTCTTCAGCTCACTAATCTCTTTACTCTTCCTCTTGTTTGTATCTTGGCATTTCTTCAAACTAGAAACAGCATTTTCTTTATGGCAATTACAATTACAGCTCACAGTAAAATCATCTCTGCTTTCCATGAATCCCTGTTCATTCTGCCAACTCTTGATAATTGAGTTTCTCCAATTATGCAGGCGTGTTTCCATTCAGCCACACTAAACCTATAAGTATAGGGATGCCTCTTGTTACCTTCACCAAAAGCTAAGTACCCTGCATTTGCATACCAGAGAGGAAGTTTAATTCTTGCTGATCGTTTGCACTGTGTTGGAGGCAACGGTCTATGAGTATGTCCTCTGATTACTAACTGGTTAGCTAACATCCCATGACACTCATTAGCTAAAGTGATAGCTTCGAGATCCCCAGAGTTAGCACCTGCTGAAAAGCCATGAGCAAATATTATATTACCTAATCTGTAAGTTCCTATTTTTCCATGCCTGTAAGGAATATGCTTCCACAAATTAAACTCATCCTTAACCCCTTCCATCCTTCTAGGGTTGCAGAGATCTCTAAAATCTTTTGGTACTCTCCTAGAGTCTGGGCGTTGAAGATTATCATCATGATTTCCATCAAGCATAATAAATTCTGTATCAGAACCTACAGCAGTTCTAATTTTCCTGAGCATCTCAGAAGCTATAGTAAACTCCTCATAGAGAGTATGGGTTGTTGGATCGTCTGCATGAACAGAAGCTCCTGAAGCATCAACTACATCGCCAAGATGGACAAGAGTACAACTGATCGCACAAAATTTAGCGTAGTTCATTCAAACCCCTTTAAAGCCAGGTTGCCTCTCAAACTTTGGATCACTAGAACAAATACCCTACCCAAACTGAAATTATTTAGGAGTAGTTGTAAGTACTGATTGTTTAGGATAAGTGAAAGCTCCTGAGTATGAATCAAAAGCAGTAAAGCTAATATTCGGGAAAGAGGATTGTAGGTTTATAGATCCACCGTATTGGGTAATCTGTCCAAACTTAACATAAGCTCTCTCATTACTTGCCGTTGTAAAAGTTCCATCAACCAAAGTTAGAGTATTAACAGCATTAACAGCAGTTCCAGAAGTTCCTGTACTGCCACCGTTCCAGTTGACTGATCCACCCATCTGAGTTAGGGTGTCTCCAGTTGTAACTGTCCATTCTGAAACATTTAAAGTACCACCGCTTATAGTTAGGTTTCCATTTGTACCAAAGTTTTCCGCAAGGTTTACAGTTCCTGAAGCTATGTACCCTGTTGCTCCTGAAGCAAAAGCTACATTAGCAGTAATTTCAGCAGAAACAGTACCACTAGAGGTAAGCACAACCCAATCATTTACAGTAGCTACTTTAGAAGCAGAGTTTCCAAGATAGCAAATCCCTAAAAAAGTAGGTTCAATAACTAGCAGATTTAAATCTCCTGATATGTAAACAGCGTTCCCTGATTTTTGCCCATCAATCATTACTGTAGGAGTTGTATTGTTTGCTCCAGTTAAATGAATATAGTGGGTACTTCCAAGCGTAGAATTGTCTACTGAAACTTCTGCTGAATCTATTTCAAGAGGTGTACCGCTTGATCCAATAGCTCCAGTATAAGTACTAGCAACATATACCCTCTCTACTTCTGTTCCAGTTCCACCAGTAATAGAAACACTACCATCAATTACTGCTGTATCTGCTGTGCCGGGGGCACCGTTTGTCCAGTTGCCTGCCGTTGCCCATACGCTTGAAGCACTGCCTGTCCATGTTGTAGTTGCCATTTTAAGTTTCCTCTATGTTTCTAAAAGGGTAGGTTATTTATCCTAGCCATCAAAAGTTTGTAACCTTAACCCTCATTTTTTCCATTTCTTTAAAGGGCAAGTTGCTAAAGGCATTTTACCCTTCACTGTCAATCCTGCTCTTCTACTAGATCCACATCCGCATTTTCCACAATGTCCAACTGGATCTGCCGATTTAATAAGACCAATACAATTTTTACAAGCGTTCATCCTATCGGTAAATATTTTCTTACTAACACTCCCATTTACTAATAAGGAGTATTCCGCTATCAAGTATTTCCTGATCTTGTTCCATAAGCTAGGTTTTTTAGAATAATCAACTCCAAGTACAAACATATGATCTCCCCTAGTAGTATTTGCTTTACACCTGAGATTACATAGATTTATAGTTGGATTTTTTACTACCCCAACAGTGCAAACTCCCTCACATCCACAACAACACTCTTCACCTTTTTTTACTTCTCTCCAGAATCTACACCCTACCCGCTTCTGTTTTAAGAAAATGCCCATGTTACCTCAAATGGTTCAGCTTCTCCAAAATACCCTAATCTGGTTTCCTCCCCAATTTCACAGGGATCTGCTCCCTTACAATAACTTTGAGCAACAGTAACCTCAGCACTAGATTGAGTTTTACCAGATAGCTCTTCACATTTAGTAGGATCTATAAAATCGGGATCAAATGTCCAAACCGATCTGGTTGGGTATGGTAATCCTAGTTGTGGATATGTTGCACTGGGAAAACAATTAGTATGGTTTTGCCATTCAATGTAAGGGCGATAGTGTTCAAAACTTGGAGAATAAATATTCTGCCCAGAAACAAACCCATCACAATCACCCTCTGTAGAATCTATACACATATCCTCACAAAAAGGTTCTCCAAACATAGGAGTACCCCAATTCCCTAAACAGTCAGCTAAAGATCCTCCCCATACAGCTCTTCCTCTTACATCTATATAGAGCATAAATCTTTCATAGAAATAATCCCACTTTAAAATTACTTTTAGATAAGTTCCTGCTCCTGCTCGAAATTGCGTACTCTTCTCTTCATAATCTGCACAAGCTCCACAATGTTCACAACATATTACTGGATCAGGTCTTGTGCCAGAACCCGCACAAGCAGGATCTCCAACCGTACTACTATAATTACAAGGAGTAGTAGGTATTTGATCAGGATGACACCCACACCAATATTCAAATTTAAGAGTACTACTACCGTGATTATGCAATTTATAAACAGGTTTTCTAAGGATTATATCTGTTCCATCAGATTGGCAAACTCCTCCAACTCTTTCAAGACAATCACACCCTCCCCAAAATTCATCAACCCAACAAGGAAGAGTAGAAATATCAGTTCCAGTTATCCCAGAATAAATAGTGTTTGCATCCAAACATCCTAAGCTAGGGCTTGTAGTACTTGTATTTACACAGTGAGTATCTGTTGTACATTCTGGAGTAACTTCCCCAACCCATTCACAAAGATTCCATGGATCTTGAGATTTTACTAGAGTAATAGCAGTAGACCATCCACTAGCCGTAAAACTACAACTACAAGAATCTATTACTTGAACAGCAGGAACGGTAACGGTTATTACAATCTCATCTGGACAGTTTGACTCCTCCCCATCATGCAAGCAGGGAGCAGTTGTTAAACAGCATCCGCACCGTATCCTATGATAACTCATTCAGCTTCACAATCTCCATCATGAGTACCCTGCCGATCAAATAAATAACCAGTACAGGATTTTCCAGAATTAAATTTAGTTAGCAAAACATAATCCCCTACTTGCATTCCTACAGGAATAAAACCAGCAGGGTAACTCTCGCCAGTAACCTTCACACCGAATATTATTTCATTTAAAAATTCTTCATTAGCAAGCTCAGCTAAATTGTAAGCATATCCAGATACACACCCCTCATCGCCAATATCATTAGAATCCTGAATCATCTCAGTAGTGTAGCTATTATCTCCTGCTAATAATTGTATTTCAGTAGCATTAGGATCAGTGTTACTTAAACTGAGTTGCATTGTTTCAAATTCATACTTCCAAGCAACATCAACAGTAGTAAGAATAGTATTAAATCTTTCAAATTCTACTTCTGCAATAGCAACCTTGGCGGTAATCTTAGCTAAAAATGGTTTACTTTTTAACCGTTTATATTCTGCAAGCACCTCATTTAGTGCAGGTCGCATTTGCATAAATCCCTCAGCACCATCTCTCAAGGCGTTCATATACACCTCATCAATAATCCCGAATTGCATTTTATTAATTGTTGGTAGTTTAGGCATATTTAAAAATCTGGTAAAATACTAAAATCGGCTTTTGCAAAAGGTTGAACCCAATACACATGGTTAGCGTGATATGTTTCCTCTTCTCCTCCTCCAGTTGAAACAGAAGAATCTCCATCTGGAGTAGTTCTTGCAACTTGCTCTGCATGGAATGTCTTTTTATCTACTGCAAACTCATGGGTAATAGTCCACAGTTCATTGCTTGTATCAAATCCCCAAGAGAACCCCAAGTATAAAACCGTTCCTATAGCACCACCCTCATAAGTGGATTCATTTCTTTTCCCTACTAGGTCTGAATAAGCATCTAACCATGGGAAGCTCCAAGATTTTATTGCTGTAGAAAATCTCCAATCTACCCAAGTTATAGTAGTTGGAGTACCTCCTGCATCTACTTTAGTTCCGCCAATATCCTCAGAAGGACTAGGACTATCAGTAGGAGGATTTGCCCCAGTTCTATAAACTGCTTTAGTAGTTGCTCTAGTATCTCCCTGAGTAGCAATCCATTCTATATCACCACCACCGCCATCAGAAGCATTTGTATATTCTAAAACAAACTCCCAAGTATTACTCTGCCCGTCCAATATACTCCAACTCTTAGTGCCATAGTAGGTAAGGGTAGCCGTTTTTGTATATCCATCTACAACATGAGTTCCTACATCGTAGGTAGCCGATCCGGGTTTTATCTCAGCATCCATATCTATTATGGCTTGATGAATATCTAAAGGATCTTCACCACCGGCAACCATAAAATGCCTCTGTAAAGTTTTTGATCCTCCACTAGCATTTATTTTACCCGCCCTAGTACCATCTAATATTTCTGTAATCGTACTCATTTTTTTTCCTTATTGCGGAACAACTATACCACTACCACTAGCAGATGATACTGCCTTAGCGGTTTCCTTGCTTGATTTTGCAATTACTTGTAGTAAAGAGGTTTGTTTTTTAACCTCTCTATTTCCAGTAGCTACAGTAAAACTTCCTATAGCTGTTGAAATACTAGCTGTGTTTCCTCCAGTTGAAGCACCTTTAGAATCTTCAACCCCTTCTGCTCCATCCGCTACGCTCAATCCCGCTATTTCTATTTTTCTCATCTCATCAATAATAGTTTTCTGAGCATCAGTAGCTCCTTTCTTCATAGCATCATAGCGAGCATTGATAGCAATTAACTGAGCTTTTTCTTCATCTCCTGCTTGCTCTGCTTTCATTATGGATAACCTAGTCTGTAGATCCATGGTTTTCTCTGCTATTCTTTTATTAGCTTCTATTTCAACATCTTTAATTCTTTGGATTTCATCTTCCTTTGCTTTATTTATTGCATCTTGCCTCTCTGTAGCTTTTTGTACCATTAGATCAGTAGTTTCATCAAATATTTTTAGAGCTACTCTTTTTTCCTCTTGTAATCTATCTCTGTCCGCACTATCTCCCATTAGGGATATGGACTCTATTCTCTTTTTTAAAGAAGCTTCTAGGTTTTCTCTTTCATCTCCTCTAGCTAGTTGTACCTGAAATTCTAAATCTGTTTCTTTATCTAGAGATCTTTTTAAAATCTCATACCTTGTAGCCATTGTATTGACATATCTACCTAGAGTTTCAGTTGCTTCCTTTTGAGATCTTCTGTTAGATAACCTTAACTGGTCATTTTGAAAAATCATCATTTCTATATTAAGGTTTTTAATTTTTGAAGCAGATTGAACAAAAACTTCAGCTAGTCCTTCAGCAACCCCTATAACTTGACTTATTATAGGTATTCCCGCATCCCCAAAAGCAAGAATAGCTCCACCCACTTTAGAAGCACCAGAAGCACCCTTATTACCAAATTCTTCCATAGCTCCAGAGATACCCTTAATAACTCCCTCAGCTATACCTAGTGCAGTAGTTACAACGCTGATTTTAGCTTGTAGCTCTACCCATGATTTTTTAAATTTGTTGGAAAACTTAGCTTGCTCCTTAACCATCTTATCAGTAGATCTTTTAAATTCAGATTCAGCTTGCTTTAAACCCTTTTGAAGTTCTTGGATTTCCGCTTCAATAGTTACTAGAATTTTTCCAATATTTTCAGCCATTACTAATCCTTAAACTGGGAAATCTCAGCAGAGAAATCAACAAACTCTCTATCACCCATTCCAGATCCATCTGCAATAGTTCTTATATAACTAATTCTATCAATCAGAATCAAGTACAAATCTATCGGCATATCTAAGGGGTTTCCCATTGAGGGGAAGAAGTGAGAAATTAAGCAAGCATTAGTTACCCAAGTGGGCTTCTGTTCTATTTCTTTTTTTTTGATTTAGAGGCGGATTCTTTTTCAAACTGAATCCCTAAAACCTGAACAGCTATACTTACAGCATCATTAGCTGTCCCTGCAAATCTATCTGAAATATTCTCTGCATTTTCAGATCCTTCAGATTCAGAAGCTACTCTAAGTATTTCTAAAGCACCCTCCATACCCATAGCGTACTCTATAATTTCACTCATTAACCCTCTGCTTTTATCGTGTTTAGATAAAGCTGAAACCCTATCAGCAGATTCAACCCTATCAGCAGATTCTACATCTGCATCCTTGAGATCTTGGATAATTCGTTTTCTTTTTTCACTCCACACCTTATCACCAATAGATATTAGTTGATTGGGAGTTGTCCTCCTCACCCAAGCAACACCATCGGTAACAGGTACTTCTATTCTTTCATATTGCATACGAGCAGTATAGGTCAAAACCTACAACTTGTTATGCCCAAGTTTCTGTAACTGTGCCAGTAAAGGAGAAATCTATTGAAACAGTTGCTTCACCAGTTTTAGTAGTTGACATTGAAGCACCAGAAACAACACCAGTTCCCGCATATTGGTTTCCAGTTTGTGCTATTAATGTAATAGTAACTTCTGTTCCTGTTAAAAATTCACCAGAACCTAAATTAGGACTTGAGCCACTATCCCATTGACATAGACCATGCATTAGCCGTAATACTATGACCGCTACAGGTAACTGATCCTTCATTTCCTACTATTCTAGACATTGTTTTTTCCTCTTAGCTAGTTGTTGCTTCCACTGAATATACGCTTTCACTTGAAATTACTTCACCAAACACAGTCCTATTATCTCTATCTAAGCAGAGTACAACTGTATTAGTATCATAACCAGTAGGAGCAAGAGTAGTCTGATTCATTAAAGTAAACAGCTTATCCTCTATTGTTCCTATAGCAGAAGATCCTAATCTTCTATGACCATATATGGTAAAAATTACCTGAGATTTAATTATGATGCTTCCAGTGTACAATCCTGCAACTGGGGAAGATTGAACCTCAAAAGTTAGCAAGGGGAGATCTGCATCATCCTTACCTTCCATCTCAAAAATTCTACCTCCTACTGCTGTATACAGAGAGGAAGCAGATTGATCTGCTGTAAGCTTAGTATAAATAGCATTAGTAATAGCTTGTGCCATATTACCTCCTAAAACCTAAATTGCCTTTTAGCAATTTTAATAATTTTTTCAGCAGATAATTCTTTTTTAATATGAGCTATGGCTTTTTCCTTCCAATA